TCAAATATAATTTGCCAAGTTTGTGTTGTAGTGTCATATCGTAGACAAAACGGCTTATTAGAAAATATTAAATCAATCATAGTTGTAATAACTGATGACGAAATTACCGTACGCCATTGAGGAATAATTTGTGTAATAATTGATCCTTCTGGAACAATCGAATTTAATTTAATAGGGCCATAACCCGATGATAATAAACCAGTACCGTTAGCTGTACCGTCTCCAGAAATGCTAATAACTTCTGCCCATATATATTTCTTGTGGCCTAACAACGTAGGAGTACCGTCTTTTAATTTGTTGTTATTATTTGTATCAAAATATTGACCGGTAGGAGATATAAATTTAACTAGACTTCCTGCTTCAACATACTTCAAATCAGTAGCAGTGTAAGCACCAACTTTATATGCTGTGGTATCAGAACCGTCACCAATATAACCTGTTGACATTCCTGTATCAGATGTTTTATTATACCAAGCAATGTTTAGACTTGATGTTGTTAATTTAATAAATTTATAGTAGTAAAAGTTTCTTAGACTAGGACGTTTTAAAACATCAAATAACGTATTATAAATTATACCTTCAATGTCAGTTTTATTTGCATAAGTGAAACGAAGACTGTCAGTATATTCTTCTTGATATATTACACCGTCGTCACTAAACAAGTTAGTTGAGCTATATTTTCCTGTAGGATCAACTAGATCAAAATAACGACTTATTCCCGAACTTGAACGATTGACTGCTTTAATTTTTAAAACTTCTTGGCTAGCTGACAACGGACTAATATTATAATCCTCAGCAGTAATCATCCTATTTTGTGTATAATATGTTTGCGGAGCTCGTGTTTTAATACTGTCATTAGTTTCTGCGGCTTGGGCATTTGATACTGATGTTTGTAGTCCAAGGGTAACTGTTAGTGTTTCGCTTTGTCCTTTTGATGAAAAATAAGGAATACTAATTTGTATACCTCTAAGGTCTCGTGGATTAATAGTATATGCTAGACCGTTACTTGATCTGTAATAAGTTCTAAAAGTTCCCAAAGGTAAATTACCAAATGTACCATCACTAAATGCTAAACTAACACGATCACCTGCACGAGTTACAACTCCGTATATATTACGAATGCTCTTTTTCAAACTATTATAAATTACATTGTTCCCTTCAAAGCTAGGGACTTTTGACCATAACTCTGTTTCAATACCGTTTTGATCAAGTTTGTATAACCACACATCGCTATCATTAACGTTAGTGGCATCAATATCAATACTTTCATTTGTACTTGGTTGACTGATAGTGAATGTACCTGTGTTTAAATTTCCCTGACGGAAATGTAAAAAGAATCCTGTAGAAGCACTAGCGGCACCTTTGCCGTCATCTCTATGTATAAAAGCCAACTTGTTGGCAATCCTAGGAGCTTCTTCATAAACATAGTCTTGTCCTCTAAACACTGTACTAGTAATTTCAAAACTCATAGAACGGCCTTCAACTGTTTTTGTAAAACCGTATACTGGAATATCTGTGTTAGATGCGTTAAATCTATACTGGTTGGTAGGAATGCCGTATATAGTTGCAGAATCGTCTGGATTTCCAAATTGACGACTTGTTGGTAATGCGGCATTAACAATTTTAATAAATTGATCATACCAGTTACTGTTAGCTGGATCATTCCATGTAATTACTTGACCTGCTAGATTACGGCCGTTACTGTCTAATACTGTTTGTGTTGTAGAAATTTGTGAGAATTTTAATAAGCCGCTTGCTGAAACATTTCGCTTTGGATTATAGGCTAACATACGTGCTAGACGCAGTACACTTTCTCTACGTTCTGCCAGCTCTAAAAAGTTTTCACGAGCATTTAGGTCAACGCGGAAAGCTATGCTTTGGCCCAAGAATGCTATCATGTCTATTAGGGCAAGGTATTCGCTGGACTCAATATAATCGTTGTAATCTTCAGGATAATTTTGACGAATATAAGAAATCATAGTACGGCGTAGATTCTCAAAGTCGTAGCTTTGGAAATCTGCATTGCGGAAAGTTTGGTAGATTCTCTTCCAATCTTCTGCTACTAATAATCTATTTTGTCTATCGGTTGCGCTCATACTATATCCTAATATTTGTATTTATCGGTAAAAATTATGTGCGTAGTTATTGTGCTAGTAGACCGTTTTGTTGGTCAAAACGTAGTTGCATAGCCTGTGTGACGTTGTATGGCAAATAGGTTAACATACATTCTATCTGGATTCCGCTTTCATAACTTGTTACTGTTATTTGATCTGCAATGACCCTAGGATCAAAGTTCATAATCTGATTTACATTGGTTAAAATTAACTGTTTAACATCCTCGGTCATTGGCTCAAACAGCAAGTCCCAAATAACTGTTCCAAACTTTGGATTCATCAAACGCTCGCCTTGTCTTACATGAAAGTGATTTAACAAGTCTTGCTGTATTAATTTTAAATCGTATAAATGATGATTTTCAGTTTCAGAACTTACTGTGCTGAAACCTCTATATGTTTTGGGTCCGGACACATCAGTAGATGCAGGACTTCTTAAGGTAATTTTATTGTATAATTGTGAGGCCATTATTCTTCGCTCTCCTCTTCGGTTTGTTCTTCTTCACCATCTGGTGGCAATTCTTTGGCAAATGTATCAGTTGGTGTACTGTATGTTACTTCTGATGCTCCAGGCCAATAATCTGGTACTGCGCCAGCATCTCCTGATTCTCTGTCAGTCATGTCTATTTTAAAACTTTCTGGGTCTAGATTTTCGTGATGTGGATAAGGTTCAGTTGTTGGAACTCTTAACATAATAGTCTCTAATGTTTCACCATCAACTTCAGTTGGTAATTCAAACGTGCTTAGTGCTTCTGCAGAGTCTGCGTCAGTTGCAACTCCTGAGTTTAAGTTAATATTGCCGCCATCAATAGCTGTATTAGCCGCTGTAATATACGTATCCTCTCCGGAAGTAAACTTATTAGTTCCGCCAGTGTTAATATCTAATTTGCCGGTTGTTGTAATTTTTCCATCTGCTCCAACTATTACATTATAGTCAGACCCTGATTCTGATTGAAAACGTTCAGCGGCTTTTAAATTAATATTTCTGCCAGCTTCCATATTGATATCTCTATCAGCATAGAAATTAATATCATTTTCAGTACGAACACTTATGCTATCTTTAGCATAGATATCAATTTTACCATCACTAGTAAACTCTATCCAAGCAGTTCCTCGACTGTTTGTAATATAGATTAAATCTTCACTGTTGTGTAAGAGAATTTGATGTCCTGTTCTTGTACGAATTCTAACTCACTCATTATGAGGTATAGTTACATCACCGTCAGTTTCGCCTTGCTCCACTGAAGCATATTCTGGTGGACCATCGCTAGCCGGTAATTTACGTAGAAATTTATCGTCTCCGTCGTCCATTACAAATGTGCTGCCACCTAAGCGACTTACAAAAGCATTTGGGATTAAAGTTTCTTTTGTACCTCTTGGGCCTTGTTGAGCACCTTCTTGTTTGTCAACTGGTCCTGGAGTACTAATTCCAAAAACAGCACTTGGTGCTTCTCGACGAGCACTTGATGTTGTTGTTCCTCTAGTGTCGTCTTGCAATAGCCCCTGACTGTCGAGCACTTTGGCAAATGGATGTTCTGGTTTTAAATTTTTAGTTGAGTCAACTTGTGGATCGGTTATAAATTTTTTGTTGTATTCGCCAGTAGGAACTCTTTCGGGTGTTGTTTCCTGTGTATCAGTATCAACATACTTTGTTGCCGCGTAGCCAGGCAGTGTAAAATTCATATTAAGGTCAGGCACACACCCGTACCAGTATCCACGTTTTGAATCACCGTTTACAAATAAGACCAATACTACTGTTCCAACATCGGGAGGAACAAACCACATACCAGCAACTTTTTGAGTATTGTTATAATCGTTTGTTCCTGTGCTGGCTTCTTCTTCATCTTCACTATCAACGCTAGCACCTCCTAAGTATTCAGCACTAGTAATACTATAAAAAGGAGTTACCATATCAACGGTTACTACTTCACCGTCAACTAGATCGCCGCCAACTGGTCGTAAAATTTCTACCTGTAGTCGGCCCATGAACGTAGGATCATAATGCCCGACTACTCGTGCCAGCTGTGGCATTGACGATAGCTTGGGGGTATCGTTTTCTATGTCTTGTGACGGTCTTGATTCTATATCGTTTGAGGCCATTTATATCTCTTATTCTGGTGCTGGAGTTGAACTAATATTTCCATCGCTGTCTGTAACTAATGTTGATCCGTCGTCAAATGTTTGAATACTTGAACCGTCGTCAAATACTTGAGGATTTGATGCAGGTGAATATGAATATTCTGTTGCCGGTGCTGGTTTAGTTGCTGTAGCTGTTGGTACCTGTGAAGCCGATGCCGTTCTAAAGTCATCCTGACCTTGTCGTCTATACCCTGAAAGTTTTTGTGTGAACTTACCTTTAGCAAATGTACTAACTAGAGTAGTGACTTTATATAAACCGCTAAATTGATTTACGCCAGCTGTCCCCCCAAAATTATATAATCCTGTAGACTGATTAATATCAATTGGTGTTCTAAAATTAATAACAATATCAACTTCGCCGTTTTGATAATTCATTTCTCCGTCAGCATTTATGTTTGCTTTTGACGTTTGTTTAGCTGTGTAGTTTCCAAACCCGCTAGTAGATAAGAAGTACGGATCTCCCATAATTTCTAAATCTAAATTAACTAAATCTTTTCCATTAGTAATAGCATCATGAAACATTTTTGCAACTCG